GTTAACGTTAGCTAGAATCTCACGTTCCCAATAGGCTTGGCTATGGGTCTTTGCTGTTTCTAGGGCATCAGCAAACTCTTCATGGTTTTTCTTCCATGTGTCTGCCACGTTCTTGTTGATGCCAATTTCGGCGAACATCATTTTTTGGGATGCGCCTTCCTTACCCAGTTCAATCATACGATTGCACATTTCGGGTTTGAATACGTATTTTGATTGTGGTTTTTTAGCTGCCACATTTCCACCTTTTTAAAGATGCTGCTTTTCTTGTTGGTTTGCCGTTCTCGTCCTTCATCGGACCTGGCATGCCAGACATGCGAGCACAAAATGATTTCTTTCTTGGGCCACCTTCTGGTTGAGGGGCTTTTAAATGAGAACCGGTTTCACGGTTATATTTTTCACGACCTTTGGCTGTAAGACCAGCACCTTTTGATACTGGTAACTTTTCACCACGACCTACTGCTAATGATACGTTGCCGCCCGCTTTCATTTTAGGTAGTTTTTTAAAGTCGTTCATTTTTTCTTTGCAGTCTTGGCTGATTGTTTAAATGCTGAGGCTGTTGGGGCGCCTTTGGTGCCAGGTTTACGCATCTTCTCGCCTGAGCCAGCTTTAATGCGCTCTTGTTTAGCGTGGATGTTTGCGTATAAGCCGGGTTTAGTTGCCATAATATCTCCTAATAATTGGTGCCCCCACCATGATTTGAACACGGGACCCCCTGATTACAAATCAGGTGCTCTACCGACTGAGCTACAGGGGCGGTACTTCTTAGAATATAACTGAAACGCCTGTCATCTTTTTGGCGAGGTTAGTCAATTCTTTTGTTGTATTGCCGCTGATAAAGGTATTGATTTCAATAGCCTTGTCGATAATTTCTTCCATTGACGGAAACTTTGGGGCTAATTCTGTAGCTTCTTTAGAGGTCTTATTTAAGACTTCCCAAGCTGCCAAGTTAGCTTCATGCTGTTTGATCAAAAGATCTTTAGCTGTGTTGAAAATGGAAAAGCGTAGTTCAAATGGGTTCATATAATACTCCTGTGTGTTGTGTGTAAAATAGGGTGTCAAAGCGTCTCCCGACGAGTTCTACTGCCCTATTTATACTAATGCAAAAACAGGGTATTTTCCGCCCTACTTATCATCCGAAACGATGATTTTGCGTACATTCTTTTCTTCCTTGGCTTTTTGCTGCTTTTCCAAGTGTTTACGAAACATAGGCATCATTTGGTTGACCATCTCTTTGGTCATAGCTTCTGCCAAAAGTCGGTCTTCCATTTCCTTTTCTGCAGAAGTTCGTTTAGTGCGTTCTTCTACAGCTTGGAGAATGTTGTTACTAAAACCTCTATGTTTCAACAATTTCTTGATGAAATCATCCATTAGTTGGTTCCTCTATCGATTCTGCGGCTGCAACTGCTTCCAATGATGCTTTAGCTTTTTCTACTTGTGGTCCAATTTGACCCTGGATTAAATCAATAAATCTTGCCAATGCAATAGTTTGAACTTGTTGTGGCATGTTGAGAATGTTAATTAGTACATTCCAATCTTGAACAGTTAGTTCAAGGGTTGCCGTCATTGTGTTTAATTGTTCCATAATTTTATCGCTCATTTTTTACTTCCTTTCTTAGATTTACCAAATAATTCTTCTCTTGCTGCTAATTTAACTGGATCGGTGCAATACTGATTCAATTCAAATACTCTGGCTGACATATCCATCAACTGCCAGCAACGCATTTCATGCAAAGACTTCAAACCCAATAGAGCACTTGCTATTTCGTCTTCAGTCATTGGTTTTTCTGCATCGCCATGATACTTATAAAGTGTCTCAATATCATCGGCAGTCTGCCACACTTTATAAATAGCGTCTTCTAAATCAAAATGAGTATATTTTTTCATTTGCGTTTCTTCGCTTTTTTAATGTCTGCTTTAAAGTCAACACTATACCAGCCGCCAACTAATTCTAAAGCGGGCAACATTTCTTTCCAAGCAGCTATATCATCTTCATGCCAGCCTGTGCCATTCTTTAGCATATCATTTAAAGAGACATAACTGTTTGCCAAACTAGCCGCCACAATTGCATCTGCAAAATCGTCGTCAACTTCAATTATCATTTACCACACTCCGGGTCCGCAACGCCTGCTGCAATCCGCTTTTCTAATTCTCGATCGATGTACCAACGGGCTTTTCGTAGGTCTTCTATTGCGTCTTTTTTTAAATCGCAACGCCAGATATATTTAAGGGCATTACCCAAATTAAAGCTCATGTGTTCAGTAATCTGAATGCAATCAATACCACTGGGGTGGCTTGTATAGTGTTTAGGACTATTGACTGGATCTTGCATTTCTCAAACCTTTAAGTTCTTTTTCCATAATCTGTAGCTCTTCCATGCTTTCACAAACCCAGATTCCCAATAAATCTTTAAAGCGGCTAGTGTCGATATCTTCCACACCAGTGATGGTTTCCATAACATAATAACCTTTAATTTTATGTTCGACAATAAAATGACTCACAGTTTAAGTTCCTTTTTAATAAACTCAATTCCCCGTGCAAAATGATACCTCCAATACTTTTCTGATACGTGTATGTCCATGTAGGACTGACCCTCTAGAAACGCAATAAAGATTTCTTGTTGCTTATATGGCATTCTACCATCAATTAGTCTTTTTATGTCAATTATATCTTCGGAATCCCATGGAAGCCAGCCTTCAACGTTGTTTGTAGACGAATTGTCTAATTCATCTTGCTCTAATGGATCTGGATCCTCGTCAGATAATCTTGGGGTAACTGCTTTTATTTTTTTCATAGTTCCGTATCAAAAATAGCTGATGAATAAACATTACCCATACCAGCGGCTTGGGAAAGAATCTTTTGTTTCTTATTTACTGCAACTACATGAGATAAATACTGTGAATCGTTTTTTGTTCGATTTGGAATTGGCGGTATTAGATAATCTTTTAAACTGTCTAGTAACAAACAAGTCTCTAATAAACCCGATGCTCCCATAGTATGCCCTATGCGTTGTTTAAACGATGTAGCGTAAAACGGCGAATTAAACATTGTTGATAACGCTTTGCGCTCAGCCTCGTTATTAGATTTTGTGCCGGTACCATGGGTCTTGACGATACCTATATTGCTGGATGTGACACGGGCAATCTTCATTGCCATAGTAGATGCCTTTACAAACCCTTCACCATCTGAACGCTGACCGATTGCGTTTGTGCTGCGCTCCGCAGATGTATACGCCCCTAGCAATCTTGCGTGTGGTGAATGCGCATGAGAATCATTCTCAAATACTACAAACGCAGCACCTTGGCCAAGATTAAATCCTGTGTTGAAGGAATCGAACGCAGATGGTTTGATGCCGGTGTCTTCAATATCTTTGGTAAGAGATGCTTTTGATTCACCAAAAAACTTTAGCACTAGGTTGCTTACGGTATCTTCTAGTGTTAGTACAATCACCCTATCAAATTGATAGAAGTGCATGAGATTGTAAACATCCATCATAACTTTAAGGCTTGATGCACAAGCGCTGGCATCGGTTGTTACCATGTCCACTGCACCACACATCTCTGCAATACGACCAGCATATACTTGTGTCAGTGATAGGGCTAAGAACTTGTAGTCATAGGTTAGACGGTTCTCAGGAGGATCTTTGGGATTGATACCAGCAAAATGGCTGTTACCGGATGCAAGGATGAACGCTGTCTTACCTGGGCGGTTGCGCAGGTCTTTGAGTAGCGCTGGGTCTAGCACTTTTTCAGCCAGTTTATGGGGCGCGTAAACTAAGCCTGTCTTTGTCTTGTTGTAGGTTTCAGGAAACCAATGCACTCGTTGTGGATAGTCAATGTCCTCCAACATCTCTGTGTTGGTGGTAGAGGCTGTCCGGTAGTCAGTCAGGTAAATGTTCACTGGATACTCGCTAAGGCTTCTTGTACGTTGGTTGGTTCTTTAGTTTTGTGTTGGCACATAAATTCAATTACATCACGTATTGTAGTCGGTTGCATTTGCTTTAGTGTCTCTTCATCCACGCCATAGATATCACTGAGATAAATGGAAAACATTAAAGTGTCCAAGCTATCAAGTCCTGTCTCTGGTATGGGTGTATCTAAATCAGTAATTTCTATTTCATTAGAGTTTACTGGGGTTACTACCAGCACAATACCGTTTACCAATTCTATCAGTTCTTGTTCAGTCATTTTATGTCCATCTCTAATGCGTTTAATAATGCTTCTTGGTTTGAAATCTTTCCTTCTAATACAGCTACTACGTGTTGGTCTACGCTATTAGACACAACTAAATGATGTATAATAACCGGTTTTTCTTGCCCTTGGCGGTAGATCCGAGCATTCGCTTGGATGTAGTTCTCTGAGCTCCATGGTAAATCGAACCAGACCGTCTGTGCTGTGTCTCCAACGTTGCACTGTAAATTAAGCCCGATTCCGCCGCTCTGCGGGTGGGCAAGCAACATACGAATCTTGCCACAACGCCACGCTTCAATGTTGTCATCGTCCAGCACCACCGCCTCTGGGAATTGAATACGTAGCCGGTTGAGCGAGTGTTTGAAGTGGTAGAAGACCAACGTGGGACTTGAAGATTCTTCCATGATCGACTCAAGACGTTCCAATTTAGCGCGGTGTATTTCTTGTGTTTCTCCTTCTTCATTATAGATCGCTCCTGATGTAAATTGGAGCAACTTGTTCGCCAGTGCTGCTGCTGTTGGAGCTGTGATTTTTTCTTTTTTGATTTCAACGACCATGTCTTTTCTAAGTTCGTCATATTTTTCCCTGTCTTTTTGACTTATTTCAATCTGCTGGTAAAGCGACGTGCAGCTAGGTAACTGCAAATAATCCTCAGCTTTAAGCGAAAAACAAATATCTGAAATTTTATCGTTGATAATCTTATCTGCATTAGGTTGTAACTTCCAGCTATATACAACACGTGTATGGCGGTTCATTTGATCCGGCATCATATACTTGTCACGGAACTTAGTCAGGGTTGTTTCCAAGCGCTGCCCCAGATCTAATATACCGACCTGAGACCAGAGATCTCCCATGCCCTGAGGGGTGGGTGTACCAGTGAGGATTACGCGCCTCTGAAAGCCCTTTAAATGCTTTTTAAGAGCCTTAAAACGCTTGGTGCTTGGGTCTTTAAAACGGGATGATTCATCAATCACTAAGTTAGTGAACACTAACTTGGGTGAAATGTCACATAACCACGCTACGTTCTCTAGGTTTATTAAATAGATGTCAGCCTCAGAGTTCAATCCAGCCATACGTTGGGTTGAGCTGCCAATTATCTTGCTCACTTTGAGGTGTTGTAGATGTTGCCACTTCATAACCTCTGAGTCCCATACTGTTTCCGCCACTCTCTTGGGTGCTATGATCAATGTTTTGCCCTGAAATTGTTCCGCTATAACCGTAAGGGTAGTCGCTGTTTTGCCCAGTCCAGGTGGCAGAAAAAGACCCAAGTTCGGGATAGACTTCGCCTTGTTGATTATCTCCTGTTGATAATGGTGTAGCTGAGAGCGCTTGAGCATCTTCTATTCCTTTAATCATTGCCTTTAAAATTGGCAACATAACTTCCGTTCCGTATTCCGCTAATGCGCAATTCACTGCCCATAGTATAACTCTTGTGTTTTCTTCTGTATAGGGTTTGTGCTTACTAATTCGGTCTAGTGATGGAGCATCCCAGCGTCTTGTTACCCCTTCTGGTGGTGGCTCAAAACTAAAAGGTATTCCGGTTAGTTCGCACGTGCCCCTAACAAGATGTTTTTCTACCCACTCTTGGGTAATAAATATTTCAACATTTTTGTTCTTGCATCTTGCCCTTGCGTTAGACATTAACGTAACAGCTCTGCCTTTTATTGTCCGCTTGTAAGCGTCACTATTTGCCATTCATAGCACCCATAATAAAATCTTCAACATCTTCTTTGCTGTGGAGAACATGAACCGGATAGCCCTGTTCACCTAATTCATCAAAAACAAATTCTTGTCTAGGACTTAGCTTCCCCGTCTGTGTCTTCAATTCCACTAAAAACACCTGTTGATTTACGAATACTATCCGATCCGGGACCCCTGTCACGGTGCTTATCCATTTGTAACTTAGTCCCTTTGACTTTTTCACCAAGTTTACTAAATGCCTCTCGATCTCTTTTTCCAGCACGTTCACGTCTGTCTTCCTCCGTAGCATAAATGCTAAACACCTGTTTAAAAATGTGTTCACCTAAGTAAGAGCGTGACTCATCTCCTACTTTGGTTTCTTCTTCACCAATGTATTCAAACACGTGCGTTACTGTATGGCTTACTTCATGGTAGATTACACCCATTCGTTCCAAAGCATCACATTTAGCCATTTCTTCGTAATTAAACACGATGGCTAACATGGCAAAGGTTGTGCCCTCTTGCTCAATAAAGTGCGACTCAGCTAACCCAACATCTAAAGACTGATGGCGGGTTGTTATTTTAGAATCCTTTACTGCCTGTTGAAAGGCGGCATCGGAAAAGCACACTTTGATCTTAATACCAAAGTGTCCTGTATCGGCAATATAGTATGGCTTTTTAATGGCGCGTGTTTTTGTTTCGGATCGATTCCAATATCTCTTGTTGCTCATCTTCCGGCAATTCGCTGACTGGGGTTGCGTTTTCAAAGATTTCTCCTGTGGCTACTAGTTGTTTAATGCCGTCAATTAAAGCATTATATTGTTCTTGGTCGAGCTCCAATTCATCAGCCCAGCCCTCTTCAAATTCTACTGTGTAATCTTTTCTTTTGGTCATTTAGATTCCTTAGCTTTTTTAACACCAAGAGCCTCACGTAGTTCATGGCTATGTAATTTCTTACCCGGCTTTTTAACTTCACCAGCAGCTTTAGCTACTTTGGCAGCTTTTTCACGATCAGCAAATTTTTTATTGGAAAGCAGGAAGCCACGTTTGTCTACGTTTTTTGGGCGCCCAGCTTTCTTTTCAATTTCTTCATGCGAATACGCTGGAGTATCGGCTAGGATTTTGCCAGACTTTTCTTTTACTGCGGGTTTTATTACTTTAAGTTTAGTTGCCATTATTTATTCCATAAAAGTATTAACACAAGACCAATGATTGCTACATAACCGACTATTGTCATTATGGGTTCCTATGGTATGCGTTGTTAGGGTTAGCCAGCATACTGGCAATTAACTTGTCGATGGTTGGAAACCACTGGATCACCTTCAAGCCGTCGTGTTGATAAATAGTAAAACTCATTCTGTAATTCCATGGGCGCGTTCGATGGCGCGGGCGAACCTCATAATAAAATTGTCGTACCCCACGTTCTTTAAGTGGCACATTGCTTGGATGTCTCTTATTAACTCATCAGTCAACGGAGCACGTTGCGCATCTTGCCGGTCTTGTGTGGTGAAGGTGGTCATTGCTTGGCCTTAATGTTTTCTTCAATTTGTTTGATTAGCTTGTCAGCCAGAGGGTTAAACTTTTTAAATATCGCGTCCCAGTTGCTGTCAAACTGTTCTTTGTTCTGAATTGGGCGATGTGTGTCGCCTTTACGACCGTCTTTCATGTTATCTCCTAAAATAACTAATTGGTTTTTTAATGCCATACACCCTACGAATTTTTCTCATACTGATAGTGCCAAATACCCTGTTACGCCAGCCTTGATGAGCACGTCTTGCCTTTTGCATTTTGGTGCGTTTAAACTGTTGCTTTGGTTTAGCATAATATTCAGTAATCAAGCGTCGACGCCCAACACCACCAAAGACGATGTTAAACAGTTTGCGCTTAATGGTACGTGGAAACCTAAACTTTTTCAGAATATTTCCTCTTCAAAATTACTGATTGAGTCCACATACTTTTGTGCTTTGTCATTTAATTTAACGCCACGATACACATGAATGCGATTACCGTCAACTCTTTTGCTATCCGATATGATTCTATGCTCTTGGATTGCTGCTAAGAAACGACGTTTAAACGCAAGCTCTGTGCCTGGTGGTATGCTCTTCTTAAGCGCCCAGTGTTTGTAGCATGAGAACACGTGGTCTTTATTTACCTCAGCTTCAGGGTTAATCTCTAAAGCATCTTCAACAAACGAACCGATAGGGTTGCCAAGTTCTGACATAAGGTCAAGAAGTTCACGACCAGAGTGGGGTTGGATAAAGTGACCGCCACGATCTTTACGACGCTTCAATCCTTCCATAGACCAGTTAAAGATACCTGACAATTCAGCACGTAGTTTTGTAGATAGGTTGGTGTCCTCGTTGTCATAGAACGAACGTGTCATCTTTAGAACCACCATACGACCAGTGAGCGCGTTAGAGTTTTCTGTTAATTGAAGAACCTCGTTACTGTAAATAACAATGCGAGTAGGCAGATAGCCATTCCAAGACTCTTTGTTTTTCCGGTTGACAGTAACGGTATCACCGCCCACAATACGAAGGAGCTGAGATACAACAGCAGATCGGTTGCGTTCAGGTGCTCTTGCATCAGTAAAAGAAGCGAGGAGCTTACCCAGCCAAGGCTGCAGACCAAAGGTATCACAGAGTTCCTCCAATTGTGGTGCTACGGTGTTGTGCTGACCCAATAAATCTACTAACACCTTGTTGATAGTTCCCTTGCCGGAGCGACGGGGGCCGATAATGTTAAAGAATTTCTGTTGGTTGGTCTCACCAGACAGGATATAACCAAACATCTCTTGCAGTGTGTCAATAGACTCTTGGTCATCACCCCATACTGACTCTAAGAACGCTAACCACTGTGGGCACTGTGCAGTCTCATCATACGCAAAGGGCAAAGAGTTCTGTGTAAAGAACCCCAGCGAGTGCGGTAACACCACGTTGTCCTGTAAGTCAAAGATACCGTTCTTAAGTGATACTAAATGCGCTGCGTGTGGTTTGTTCACTGCATAAGAAGATAACCAAATTGGTGGCTTGGTGTTAGCGTGGTTCTCAAGGTGAATGATAGACTTCACTGCATCTAGTGCTGCGGATACAGATGCGGGTGATGGGTTGAACGGAGTTAGTTCACCCTTCTTACCTGCTTTCTTGCACTTATCCAATAAAGCATACAGTTTTGACCTTACGGTGGCTTCTTCAATTACCTCATAGTGTGTGCCCATATAAAGGTAAAAGTCCTGTGCATAATGCACAAGGCGGTAGCCTTCTTCACTGGCATACTGCGTATCTAAGAAAATGCGAGCATGGTTCATAGCCCCCTGATCTAGGATAATCTCGCCCCTAGCGAGGGCTTCTTCTCGCTTTTTGTGGTTTACCTTAAAGATAAGTGAGCGCAAGGTTGCGCCTGAACCTTTAAATGTTTTCCACTTGTTGTGACAGGAGTTCATGCCTGTCTGCGAATACTTTTGCGTGTTGCCGTCGTTGTAAGACCAGCGATCCCACAGATCTAAGGCTTCATGGTCGTCTTTACCAAACTGATGGTGTAACGCCATGCCTACTAAGAGCCAATCTGAATACCCACCATCGGGATCAAGGTTGGGCAGTAGCTCTGTCTCTACCCTAGACAGGTCATACTCCGGCACTGGGGGTGTGTAATCCTCAAACGAGTCACCTGTCTTGTAAGACTCCCTTTCAGGAATAATGGAAGCTATGTCCTGTGTTTCTTGTGGTATGGTGCCAGAGATGTAATATCCCGTTACGGTGAAGTATCTACCTTTGGGATATATCTCTAATCCTTTAGCGTGGTCAACATGGGCAGATTTAAGGTCAGCCCTTGTGAATATCTTTACGCCAGTCCCAGATGGGGATACTTCCATGTAACCCTGAACTGAGTCTGCAATTTGCTGCAGTGCAGCATTATTGAAACGCTGGGCGGTGGTATCATAGCAATCATCTAAATCCACCCCAATCAGGTTGTCTTCATCTGAGAACACAAAACCCACACCAGCAAAGCGGGTTGGGTCGGCTTCATAGGCAGCTTGGACAGTTAGGAAGTCAGCCCAAGTGTCTGGATCGGTAGAGGAAGCAGATAGACCATTGGTCTGGGTTGGTAGTTTACTCCAACGGGGTGGTTCTCCCACCTCAACAAGGCGCCAGAGAACCCAACGAGGGATACGCTTTAGTTCCATCGGTATGGAGGAAAAGTTTACGGGCAATATTTGTGGTTTCATATCATTTCCTTTCATACCCATATACTAATGCAAAAACTGCCCTTTTGTCATTTCACATTATGAAATAGTGCTTTAATATAACTAAAGTGTATAAAGGGTAGACTTCTATATAACCAAAAGTTATAGAAAGACAGGGTATCCATAGAAGTCAGGGTTACTTTACTTATTTCTTTATTTTTATTTTTTCAATGTGAAAAATATGAAAAAGAGTAAAGTAAGGGTGGATACCCTGTCTTCCCTGTCTCCGTTTCACAATATGAAATGCTATTTAGGTATACGGTAGCCTTTTTGCTCAATAAGGCGGTATGCCCATTCTCTGAACTTAATGCGGTGTTCGGAATCTTGAGGGTCGTTAGGATCCCACTCTGCGTCAATGATATGCTTGCCTTCCTTATCATTGAACTCAATACGGGTCATATTGCCATCTTTGTCATATACATCTACGGGAATAGCTATCCCCAATTTAATGATTTCGCCCATCTTAATCCTCTTTTAGTTTGGAAAATGTGTCTTTAACCCCATGCTCTTGGTCTTCCCAACTGTCAGACTGACCATAATCACCCCGAATAGCACTCATTCGTTCCGCCTTACGGAAGGGTGGCTCGACTGCAAGCCAAGCGTCAAAAGAATCTAGGTATTCTTGATATAGGGGATTGGGTTCAAATAGGGGGTGGTTTAAACCCGCTACATCTACTGTTTGAACAATTTGGGATTTGGGGACATGACCTTGTTTTGCTACTCTGTTATACCCCATTCTGTTTCTAGCCCGAATAAATCGGTCATACGCTAACTGTTGCTCTTTCGTTAATTCAATCATCATTTCCTTCGTCTAGGTGTTTTTGCTGGTTCACTACATCTAACGAGATAGGTTCTCGCTTTATGTATCCTTTTAATTGGTGGATTCGTGACTCAGGCAATTCCATTACCTTAGACAATTCCGAAATTCTTGGTTTTCGGTTTAGTATTTGGGTTAAACCCTTTTCTGCTATGCTTAACTTTTTGATGTCTTGCATTATGTTTACGGGCAATCTAATGAGATTGGCAGTATTATTCAACTCCCTACGCACCCCTCTTTCAATGAAGGGTTTTGCGTAGGTTGCGAATGATGAATTGTTTGTGGGTGTCCAACTTCGCCCCGCCATAAACAGAGCTTCGTTTCCCATAGCTACAATGTCCATCTGAGGGACTTTGCTATGTTGCCAAGCAGACGATTTTGTCACTACATGAATTACGAATCTTAGGTTATGCCTTACGAGGGCTTCTAAGGCTTCGTCATCACCATCAGCTATTCTTTTAGCTAACGCGTGTTCTTCATCTATGCTTAATTGTCTTATGTCTTGGGCTAGTAAACCTTGTAAATATTGATCTATGTATTCTTTATCACTCATTATGCTTGTGTGTCATTATATAAATGCCTAGTAGTAAACACCCTAAAAGTGGTAGGGTTATACTATTGTAATACATTTCATATAGTGAAATCAAGCTAATTATGCCACCTAAGATCATATTAAGGCTTCTCCAAGTCGTTTAAACACAACACTAAATGTAAATTTTTTTGGCTTTCGCTTGGGTTTTGGCGGTTCTTTCCACACCAACTCCCCGAAATCATCATACTTATTCAATGACATAGAACACCTGATCGCTTACCTTCTGCCCTATGCCATCAATCTGCTCACCATTGGAGATAATCTGCAAGATGGCTACCTTATCCAAAATCCACTTGGGGACTTCGGCTTTGTTTAAACACTTTGTAGTAATAAAATTTTTTACGGCTTTGGCTAGGGTGAAATCAGATAACTCTATCTCGTCATTGTCTAATAGTTTGACCCGCCAAATCTGCTCTAGCGGGGTGCATAGGTCATTAGCTATCATCATCATATAAGACAAGGGGTCTATTGCCGACTGCTTGCCGACACTATTTAAAACCAATTCGTCAATCCTTTGCATTGTTATAATACTTGGTTTACGCATTGTTTAAACACCTCTCATTATATCAGCAACTTCTTTGGTTATGGATATGCAGTCTTTGGGTGTCACTTGTATATTGTTTATCCATGTCCTTAGAGGTTCTATTGTTTTAATTTGAATAGAGCCATCTGTATGTTTTCGCCATACTGTCCATACTATATCGTCAAACAAAACATAGCTACCCACCCGCATTGTTTAAACACCTCTTAATATGTCAGCAACTTCTTTGGTGACAGGGGTAGTCACCAATGTTGTGGTGATACCCCTATGACCTAAGTTTAGCCAATAAACATCAAAACTGCGGTTTTCTTTGGGGTCACCGAATCTTAACCATTCAGGTATATCAGCGACCCCTATCGACCCATTTTTATGCAATAGGTATTGTTTCAAACCATGACCCAATAAACATTATCCTTTTCTTTTAAACCAATGTCCTCAATGTAATCCTTTTCGGTCATGATGTCTAAAACTGCCATCTTATCGCTTATGCTTTCGGGTAATTGGCTTCGATCTGTGACAATGGTATCTTCATCACCTTTCTTTTTGCGGTAGATTACCTTGTTAGGTCTAACCCACACCCCATACCACTCAGGGTCAAAATTACGATACTTGGCTATGGTTTCCCTCTCCTGCTTTAAAAAATTTAATGATTGCGTTAATTTTTGATTGTCAGTTTGATAACCCCCATCAATAAGTTTAAACATTTCGTCAATTAAGTAATCGGGTGCATTTTCTGTGTTGCGGTAGATCATGCTATTGATTGTGTTTCTCTTTTCGTTTATAGCACTACCAAAACTGTAAAAATACTTGTCTTGAATGTATTTCATGTCAGGAGTTTTAAAATTCTTAATGGCTATGCTTGCGGTTGTCTTTATGTTCTTTGATCTGCGAATATAATCGGGGGCTTCGTAGCACCAACGACCATTCTCCATGCTCACATAATTTACAAAATACTCACCATCTTGCAACTGACCGATAAAGCCAATAGCAAAATCGGTGTCATCTGATTGATAGACTTCAAGGTAATTAAAGTTTCTAGGTGTTGATCGGGTGCTATGATCGTCTTTGCGTTCCTTTGGTTTAAACACTAGGTCGCTTCGCTTCTTTTTAATCAACTCCATAAGATCAATAGCACCTTGTTTGATCTCCATGCCTTCATAAGTGGTTAGTATAAATTTATCAGTCATATTTAAACCCATGTCCTATAACGATCTTTTGCTGGTGTGCCAAGTGGCACAGACTCTTTAATGAATGGCTTTGCCACTCTATATAAATCTTTAATCATAAGGTCTTTTACATCACCCCTATACCATTGGTTTTTATGCTTGTATCTCTCAGCGATTGTGAACCAACTATCAGGCACATCTTCACCAACTTTGTTTAGCACATTACTACCAAATTCCTCAAGCGGGTTGCCATAAAAGTATGAGGTCTTATCAATCAATGGTGCGACCACATTGTAATACTCTAAG